GAAGGTAGATATTCAGAGGAGTTTTTATTAGAAGCAAAAACAAAGCCATTTTATGAGATATTATACAAGTGTGAGTTCCCTGATGAAGATTCTATTGACCCGGAAGGATTTAGACCATTGATAACAAGTAAATATATTAAGTACGGAGTTAACTGCGATATAATGAAAGCGATTATTAAGAAAGAGAAAGAGAAGGGAGAATTAAAACACGAACTAAAACTTGGGTGCGATATAGGAGCAGGTGGGGATTCAAATGTTTATTTATTAAGATATGGAAATTACGCTTGTGTTGAGAGCAGTAATCATTCAAACGACACAATGACAAATGTATCAGAGATTGAAAGAATAGCGGAAGAATGGAAAGACTATGGCTTTGAGTGGAGCAATGTAAACATTGATGACATAGGGGTAGGAAGGGGTGTTAGCGACAGATTAAAAGAGAAAGGGTATAACATAAACGGTGTAAGCGTAGGAATGCCTGCAACAGAGAAAGACAAGTTTGCAAATATCAAAGCAGAGTTATATTGGAAAGTTAGAGAATGGGCTATGAACGAAGAATCAAGATTAGACACAAGGAGGGAGTGGGAACAATTAACTTGGATTAGATATAAAGTTAGTTCAGACAAGCAAGTTAAGATAGAGCCAAAAGATAAATTAAAAAAAGCGTCAGGTAAATCTCCTGACTTTGCAGAAGCGTTAATGTTAAGTTTTTACGATAGCCCTTATGTAGGGTTCGCATAATAATTAAATAAAAAAGAAAACCATATGATTAAATTATATTCATTAGATAGTTGTTCAAGATGTAACGCCTTAAAGGAACAATTAAAAAAAGAAAACATAGAGTTTGAAGTTATCAGCGATATAGAAGAAATAGAAAAAGAGGAATTAGAGAAATTAAGAAATATAAAATAAATAATTAAAAAAATTATGGCAAAAAAATACAACGATATAGCATTATCTGAAATAGAGGACAGATATGAGCAGAAATGGTTTAGTTTTTTAAAACAGAGTGCCGGAGATTTAAACTTTGGAAGTATAAGTTTAGAGATGACAGTTAGGGGTGGTAAAATAGTTAATATAAAAAATATAAAGGTTATTGAGAATTTTAATATAAACTCTTGACATTATTTTTTAAAAAATATATAATTAGGGAAATAAGTATTCTTTCCGAAGAACGGAATTGCTAATAAGTAATTTGCGTTCTTTTTTTATGAATATTATAAACAACATTAAAAAAATATTTGAGGCAGACACAAAAAGTTTTACAGCTTTATTTCAAAGTAACGAGATTTCAAAGTCTTACGATAACCAAAAACCATTAGGGCTTTATGAAATAAGTCTTTATTTGAATAGAGCGATAACAATCAAGGCAGAAAATGTAGCAGGGATTAAGTTTATATTAAAAAACAAAGCAGGGGAAGAAATATATGAAAATGAGTTATTAGATATTTTGAATAAGCCTAATCAATTTTTTTCAGGTTATGAGTTTTGGAAATTGTATCAAATATACAAGGAAACAACCGGAGAGGCTTTTATATATTTAGACATAGGAGCAAAGGAAATATTTAGTCCTAAAAGTTTGAAATCATTACATTTAATGAACCCGGAACAAGTAGAAATTAAGTTTAATGAGGACGGTTCTTACAAATCTTTCGTATATACTAACGGAAAGAAAACAATAACATATTTACCCGAACAAATTATTAGAAGTTACAATCCTAATCCAAGAAGTCAATTAGAAGCAATCAGTCCTATTACAGCGGGATTGAAAGAAATATACACAGGACTACAATTAGGAGATTATATGGCAAAGACTTTAAAGAACGGTGGTAGAGTTGATAGTGTGTTCAAAATGAAAGGGCTATTAAACAAGAAACAACTACAAGAGATTAAAGATGACTACAAAAAGCTATACGCAGAGGCACAGAGAAGTGGAACACCATTGTTTTTGGGCGGAGATGGAGATTATACTCATTTAGCTTTAAATCCGCAGGAATTAGCTTATTTAGAAAGTAGAAAGATGAACATAAATGACATTTGCACATTGACATCAGTACCAAAGGTTCTTTTAGCAAATGTAGATGATATTAAGTACAGCAATTCAGAGGAGAGCAGGAAAGTATTTTTAAGAGATACAATCTTTCCACTAATGAAAAACTTGGTAAACAAGTTAAACGGATTAGCACCGGAAGGATTTGAATTAGATTTTGTTGACCCTACACCTGAAAACAGAGAAGAAAAAAGAGCTGATTTAGAAACTGCAAGTAATGTAAACGCATTAACAACAAACGAAAAGAGGCAGGAGTTAGGTTACGACCCAATAAAGAATGGAGATGAAGTGTTAGTGCCTTTTAATTTAACAGCGTTAGGAACAGAAGAAACAGAACCAGTAGAAGAAACAAAGGGCGTCAAAAAAAAAAGCAAAAAAGTGAATTGAAACACCCTTTGCAAGATGAAAAGACAAGAAGAAAGTATCATAAGAAATACATTAAGACAGCAGACGCAGAAGAAAAGTTATTTAAAAAAGTATTAAAGAAATATTGGAAAGGACAGGAAGAAAGAGTAATTGAAACTTTTACAGGAGGTAAAGGAATGAGAAACAAAGGCGTAAATGATTTTTTTAACATTGAACTAGAAATAGCAGTTTGTAAGGAAACATTTATACCATTATTAACTGAAATGTTAGAAAGAGCAGGAATAGATACGATATTTGGAGCAGGAGAAAACTTTTTAATGGATACAAATATAATGGCTTGGTTAGATGAAAAGGCAAGTATATTCTCAACACAGATAAATGAAACAACATTTGAAACATTGAAAGAAGTAATATCAGAGGCAGTTACAGAAGGACAGACTTACAGTGAGTTAGCCGGAACAGTAAAAGAAACTTACGGAGATATATCAAAAGCAAGAGCAGTAACAATCGCAAGGACAGAAACCGGGTTTGTTATGAGTAAAGGAAGATTTGAAAGTTATAAGCAAGCGGGAACAAATATTAAAATATGGGTAGCAGTTATAGACAGTAGGACAAGAGATAGTCACGCAATGTTAGACGGAGAAGAAAGACCATTAGATATGCCATTTAGTAATGGTTTGATGTACCCAAGAGAGTTTGGGGCGTCAGCAGAAGAAGTAATAAATTGTCGTTGTGATTTTTAAAAAGATAAATAAAACAAAAATATGAGCAAAGAAATACTATATAAAAATATGATTGCTACTGTTGTTAAGTCAGACGACAATAAGGCAACAATAAAAGCAGTTTTTTCAACAGATACAGAAGACAGACACGGAGAAAGTGTAAAACAAAAGTTTGATTTAAGGAACTTTCGTAAGAACCCCGTTATTTTAAACAGTCATAATTCTTGGGACGCTACCGAAGTAGTTGGTATGGCTTCAAAGATTGGAATTAGTAAAGGAAATTTGGCAGGAGAGATTACATTCGCAGTTGAAGAAAATCCAAAAGCAAAAATAATCTATCAATTATATAAAGGAGGATTTTTAAACGCATTTTCAATAGGCTTTATTCCAAAAGAGTTTTCGTCAGATTACAAAAGTATTTTAAGTTCAGAATTGTTAGAAATATCTTGCGTTTCAGTTCCTGCAAATGGAGAAGCTTTACAAGTAGCAAAATCAAAAGGGATTGATGTTGAAAAGTTAAGTCCTTTTTACAAGTTTACTGACCCAAAAGAGATAGAAGATGATATTGATATTAACGAAGAAGACGAGGTTGTGGACGAAATTGTGGAGAAAGAACCCGAAACAGTGGAAAAACCAAAAAAGAAACCTAAAAATGAAGTCGTAGAAGACGATTTAACAGAAGAAAAAGAGGAAAAGGATAAAGTAGTGGAGGAAGAAGAAAAAACGGCAGAGATTAACGCAGAGCCATTAAAAACAGGTATTGAGGAAGATGATGTGGAGGAGGAAACAGAGGAAACAGAAGAAGATAAAGAAAGAGCAAAGGAACAAGCTTTAAAAGACATAAAAGAAGATGAAACTGCAAGTGTTAATGAAAACGAAGAAGAAACTGATGACATTGAAGAGGTAGAGGAAGATAAAGAAGAAAATAAAGAGGAAGAAGTAAAAGAAGA